ATGAATTTTTCAATGCATTCTACTGTTACTATACCTATTAATATTGATGAGTGGTGGCAGCATACAGTCCACCAATTGAAAGACTGGGAAATCCACCTGTTTTACATAGCCTTAAAAAGCGCCATTAGTGATGGCCTCCTTAATGGTGAAATGACCTCTATGATGTTTAAAGAACTGGAAAAATATTTACTTAAAAAAGAAGTCAATTTCAGCATGATTCTTTCAGACACTCTCTAAGTGAGAGTGTCTTATTTTTTTTCATGTTTTATAATTTCCCAAATATCACGCAAGCGTTTAACCGCATCTTCATTTGAAACAGGTAGTTCCTTATAAAACACTTGTAGTTCTGGACTATTTGCAAATGCTTGAAAATCAGCCTCATCTTGATCTTCAGTGGAATGCGTTGGTATGTCTGTACGCCCAAGAAGATAATCAGTACTGACTTCAAAATAATCAGCTAGTCTTTGTAAAGTATCTGTATCAGGTGTTCTATTTCCACTTTCGTATCCTGAGATAGATACTTTAGTAACATTAACCTTTTCACCTAATTCGGATTGAGTTAATTTTCTTTCTTTTCTAAGCTGTCTTAGGCGCTCTCCATTCAATAAAAACACCTCGTTCCTTCTGAGTCTATTATACAAGTTAACTAATAGATAACATATAATTAACCATTAAAGTTAACTAAATAGAAATTTTTTTATTTAAATCTATTGACAGTTCCCTTTTTGTTAACTAATATATAGTTAACGACAGGTTAACTTTATGTGGGAGGTGACTTAAATTGTCTCTTGAAAAATTGAAAAAGCTTAGAACACGAGAGAAGTTAACTTATCAACAAGTTGCAGATTATGCAGGGATTTCAAAAGAATACTACTGGTTTATTGAAAATGGCAAACGTCGGCTGACATATGAAATGGCAATTAAGATTGCAAAAGTTTTTAATAAAAAACCTGATGATATTTTTTTTGAACAATAAGTTAACTGTTGGTGAATTTTAATTCTTTACTATTGTATGTCTCTATTTCGTTATTTTGTATGTATATAAACTTAAAAAGGAGGTTCATGATGATACCTAGTCAAGTTAATGAAAGCACCCTTGTTAAATCACTTTTTGAAATGGCAGGAATCACTGAAGAATTTGTTATTCAAAAGCTAGACGATTTCATAAGAGAGCATGCGCGTAGAAAATTACTGTTTTGGGACCTAGAAGAAATGACTCAATACATTCCTTTCTGTGAAAAAACCATTGAAGAGAAAATTATTAAACAGGACCCACGTTGGAGACAATATCAGCGCCGCAGTGGGCCAAATGGAAAAAGAATTTGGTTATATGAGCCAACATCGAAATTCATGGTTGATTACATCATGAATAACTGGGACATCTAAAAACTAAAAACAAAACACCAGGCAGGTATGTTTTAGGAATTTAGATTAGCAAGAGTTATGGGCAAACGAGGTTGGGCAGTAACCTCATCTATATTTTAGTAATAAATGAAATTTTTAACTATGCAATCCATGCATAATATGCACTATTTGCATAGTAAAGGCGGGAATCAAAATGGACATTGATATTGGCGGATTAATTAAGAAGTGCCGTAAGAAGGCTAAATTATCACAAGAGGCGTTTGCTGACTTAATGCACACAACACAATCGACAATTAGTCGTATTGAAAAAAACATTGTGGCAGTTGAGGCGAAGTTTTTAGCAAGGGCAGCAGCGATTACTAATTCTCAAGATGTAGTAGTAGCAACATTATTTAGTTCAGATGCTGCTATTCAATTTTTACAAACAGTACCAATGATTATCGTGTGGGGGATAGGAGGACTTTATGGATGAGATCAAAGCGTTTATTGACTACGCCTTAAAGATTGAGAAAGAAATAAAAGAGGATTTTGAATTAAGCCAACGCATGTATTTACTGGATGTAACTCCTAGATATATAAATTTACAGCAGGAACTGAAAGAACGAGGAAACAACATAGGTGTTCGTTATATTCGAAAGGAAGAAAATACTCTAGTGGTTCATTTGAGTATAGAACGATTCGATACGCTGAAATTCTCCAATATTGAAGTACGGATACAGAATCATCCTGGGCTAGATAACACATGGGAGCATTACTATACAGAACTAGATGGCTTAAAATTTATTGCTTGTAGAAAAATAAAAAATGCAAGCGCATCAGCACCTGCATTTCTGAACTAATCTTGACGGAGATCAGTTCTGGACATTTGAGTATACACCTTATTATGGACAATCATTCTAAAAAAGTCAAATTAAGTAGGAATTTGAGCGAGATAGACCTCGCTCTCATCCAGCAGTTTACAACTACCGTTCCTCCCCTTATCGGTGCGCTTTGCCTGTTGTGAACTGCTTGATGGGACTTCATTTAATACATAATTATTTTCACATCATGAGAACATGAATATCTTAATTTAATAGGACTAGCAATCTATTTATAAAGCCGAGCACAGTACGCCAAGACCTTTCGAGCGAGCGACAGCCCTATTGTGGCCCAAGTTGCGAAGACCACTTTGTAAATAGATTGGTGGTTCTCCACTAGGAAGGAGGGGGAAGGTAAGCGTCTACGTGACGTCAGCCTAGTAGGATACAAAAAAAGCTTACAAGCACTGGCATGCGAGTAAGCTACATGAAAAAATACATTACCAAAATTATAGCAATTAGTACGTCTGCTGACAAGGGAGGTCAATGAATGTCACAACTTATCGTACATGGCGGCACAAGGGTTCTAACAAGTGTACAACTCGCAGAATCCTACAACACAAACGCCAAAATTATCAATCGGAATTTCAGTCGAAACCAAGACCAATTTATTGAAGGTGAACATTACTTTCAACTGTCGGGCGAGACATTAAAGGCATTTAAAGCCGAGCGTCCAGAAGACGCTAGCCTTAAATTTGCGTCTTCATTGAATTTGTGGACAGAAAAAGGGGCATGGCTTCACTCTAGCTTTCTTAAAGGAAAACGGGCGAAAGAAGCCTTTGCAGCACTTGTGGACAGCTACTACAGCATTTTAGAAGCACCACAACCAATTATGCAACAGGGACAAGCCCCATTAGCTATTACTCTAGAAGACTACCAGCAATTAGAAAGCAGGGTGACTACATTGGAGGACATGCTAAAACAACAGGTTACATTGCATTCAGGTGAGCAAAGCCGATTACGAGCAGCCGTAGGAGAGCGTGTACATGCTTTAGCGAAAGATAAAGGCGCACGTCCAGCTTTGTTCAGAGCAATCTATTCTGCGATTAAAGAACGCTATCAAGTAGGGTCTTATCGTGACGTTAAACAGCATGAGTTGCAGGATGCATTGAAGTTTGTTGCAACATGGGGAGGTGAAACTTCATGAAACGAGGTCGCAATTTGACTGTTAACGAAAGCAACTACGTGAAAAGCTTTCGCCTTAATCCTGCTAACTGGCTGATCAGTAAAAAGCAAGTGGATGCGTGGACAATCATACATCGTCTAACAGGAAAGCCACGAGTAATTCCAGCGCCGTAGGAGGAACAGTTATGAATCTTTTAATTAATGAGCCACCGTTGCAAGTGTTACCTACGCTTGCGGTGGCAATTGGCTTAAACAATGCCATTGTAGTCCAGCAGGTGCATTACTGGTTGCGTGTATCAAAGAATGAACGTGAAGGTAACAAGTGGGTGTACAAAACGATTGACGAATGGCATGAGGAGTTTCCATTCTGGTCCAAACGCACTTTAGAACGTGTAATTGAAAGTCTTGAGGATATGAAAATCCTAGCTGCTGGCAACTACAACAAACTTAAAATGGATCGTACTAAATGGTATCGGATTGATTATGAAATGCTCAACAAACGTTGTAAGGACGCATTCCGACAAAATGACGGAATGGAAACCGACAAAATGGCGGAATGGAACACGTCAAATTGTCAGAATGGAAACCGACAAAATGGCGTGAACGATTCCGACAAAATGGCGGTACCAATAACCAGAGAATACACAGAGACTACTACAGAGACTACACAGAGAAAGAGCAGCAGTCGCAAACGAGTTTACGACGAATCTTCTGTGCACTATCAATTAGCTAATAGACTCTATCAAAAAATATTGATTGATGACCCTAGTTTTAAGCAACCAAACATGAACACATGGGCTGATAGTATTCGCTTGATGATGGAGCAGGATAACAGAACAGTTGAGCAAATCGAATATCTAATTGATTGGTCTCAAACAAATTCGTTCTGGAAATCAAATATCTTATCAACAAAAAAATTACGTGAAAAGGCTACAACGCTTATCCGTCAAATCAAGGCTGATAAAGCAAAAGAGAATAAGGCTAATTCAGCATCGACTAATAATTCGCGAAGACAAGGGCGTACAGAGGTTGTTCCTGAATGGTTTAAGAACCGTAATGATGAGCAGTCGAAAGCTGAGCCGACAGCTGTAGAAATCGGTATTGAAATGGATTTTGAGGCAGAGCGTCAAAAAATACTCGACATGTTAGGGAGGTCTGAGAATGCGTAGTGAACTAGTTTTTATTTTGCACTTGATGACAGGGTATTCAGAGCAATACCTTGATAAATTGTCAGAAGATGAACTGAATCGTATGTATGATGCTGAAATGGAAAAAAGCATGAACGAAAGTGCGGTGTAACAAAAAAGATGGTAAAGGGTGAAAAAATGGAAATTACAGGGGTTGTATCAGTTGTAACAAAAACAATAAAAAGTTTAATGATCGAGTTGGAACCGCAATTTACAAATGGTCATGATTTCTGTGAATTAATCGTGGATGAATCAAGAAATGGATTTACAGCTCGTTTGTGTAATGAGACTTATTCATTCAGTTGGGGAGCACCTGGTAATGATTTCATACAGTTCTTAATCGATACATTTAGCAAACATAACGATTATTTATTTGGAAAGTTAGAGGATTTCTCCAAACGCAATTATGTTGATAATGAGAAAACAGCACAAGCAATGAAGGTTATGTTGCTACAAGCTCGTCGGCACAACCAGATCGATGAAGAGCAAGCACGAGAGATTTGGGAAGAAATTGAATCATTCGAAGGGAATGATGATGTTACCCAAAATCATCTTTATAGCGAATGGTCTCATTGGTTTGAACAAGCAATAGAGCAAGATATTTTTTCTAACGAACCATGGTTTGAGGATTTTATCCAGTATAACGAGGACTGGAGATGTCGAGTGTTTTGTGAAAAAGTAGCTCCTATTCTAGCAGAAGTATTGAAGGTGGAGTATGGGAAGGTGGATGTACTTAATGAGCAGCCCTAATCCATTCCATGAATTTGTTGGTTTCTTAGCAAAAATCGGTGAAGCCTATAGTGAGGCTGAAATGAATAATCTTATCAATGATCTTGAGGCGTTTAACAAACGCAATTACAAAGATACTGCAATCGATGTTGCTCTAGACACTAGGGATTATGAAGCTTTTTACAAACTAGTAGGGAGGTAATGAAATGAATCCACGAATTGAACTTTTAAAACAGCAAAAAACGCTACACAATCAGCATTGTGTCACATGTCCAAAGCGCAATGACCGTAACGCAAAGGGCTGTAAAAAATGTGATGTATTTATCCAATTCAACGAAATAGGAAAGTGCTTACTAGGTCTAAACAAATCACCAAATACGCCAGTCTCTCAAAGAAAGAGCAAAAACGATATTTTAGCAGAATCAAAGAGCGATTATGGGATGGTTCTTACGATAGATCGATATTTAGACTTGCAAGAATTGGGCATGAAAAACTATGAAATAGCAGAGCAGTACGGCATTACAGATAAGGAATTAAACGAATGGAAGGTATGGCAGGGGCTAACTGGAAAGCGTGGTCCAGTGTCCAAACAGGATTTGGTATGCAGCAGTTGAGTATATTTGATTGTCTAGCGACAGAAAAACCATCTTTTCAAATACATGACAAAGTAAAGCTATTGTTAGTTGATGAGTCAACCAATTTTGAAATCTTTAATTATCGCAAATATTATCATGATCATCTTATCGGAAAAATAGGCTCGGTGACAGAAGTTAAAGGAAATACAGTAACGGTATTAATTAACGGAGAAGTCATTCAATGTGAGGTATGTGAACTGGAATGGATAGCGTAGCGCTACGGTGGCAGCCGTAGCCCTACAATTAAGCCCTTCGCTTAATAATAACTACAGTAATTATAGCAGGAGGGGCTTATATGGGCAAACAGACTAGTTTAGAGGGCATGACAGATGGGGTTTATATCGTACAGCAGGGCGCTATCGTAGCAGTATTGCAGCCAAAAGAGTTCGGGCAGGATTCAATCCAATGGCAGCATAAACGTGTTTTTGAAGTGAACGAAATGAAACGTACCCGTATAGGAGCTTCAAAAAAATAAAATGATGTAATTCATAAGGAGCGATTTTATGATTACCAAAACTAAGAAACCAATCAAGAAAATTATCGGAGCAAAAACAAAAGCAGCTCTTGAAAAACAAATCAAAGCAGAAGCAAAAAATCACTGGTATCCAATCAGTGAAATTAAATTCTTTGAATATGATCCAAGGCCATATCAGGTACTATTACGATTCGGGAAAGGGGTAAGGAAATGAGTTTACAAAATATTATTGATGCACAAAAAGAACTGGATGCTCGAATTATCAAAGAAAAAGGGTTGAAGGGTAATGATTTAACACCTAACACATTTTTAGCTCTAAAAGTGGAGTTAGCCGAGTTTGCTAATGAAGGACGTTGGTTTAAACATTGGAGCAATGACCAGGAGCCGAGAACATCTGTCATTTGTCTTTGCGCACCGTGCCAAGGTACTGGCGATGAGAATTATGAAATGGTCACGGAAGATGCGGAATCAGGCTGTAAACATGAATTCATGAAATGCGAAGAATGTAATGGTACTGGTGAGGTCGGTGAAAGAAATCCTTTACTAGAAGAATTTGTTGATTCTGTTCATTTCTTTGTTTCTATCGCTAATCAAAAAGGCTGGGAAGATGCACTTTGGGTATACGAGGAACAACTTGATCCAGATGAATTTGATGGTGATTTAACAAGTTGGTTCTTAGAAATGGATTATTTCTTGAGCTTGGCATATATCCGAAAGTTTACGGATGAAGAAGAAGCTAAATATAAAGATTCATTCGGATATTTAAACAATGAATATTGCTTTAGAACTGCTTGGATATTGTTTTTAAACATTGGGATGAATGGTTTTGGTTTTACATGGAAACAGATAGAGGCAGCTTATTTCAAAAAGAACAAAGTCAATCATGAGCGTCAGGAGAGTGGATACTGATAAAACTGTGTGGAAGAGGGTTGAAGCAAAATGAATAGACCAGATTCAGAGCACTATCATGAAGGCAAAATTGATGTGTGGGCGTTTGCTGATGAAAACTTCAATTTAGATGAATGTATCGGTTTTCACAGAATCAACGGTATTAAATATTTAACTCGATATGGGAAAAAGAATGGCTATAACGTTCGAGATTTAGAAAAAGCAATTACTTATATTCAAAAGTTAATTGAATTGAACCAATCCAAAATGAAGGAAATGCAAAAATGAACAAAAATGTGTAGGAAAGGATGAAATGAATAATGATGAAAATTGGAAGCGCAGAATGGTTTAAACAATTAAATGAAATGACGAAATTTCCTACGTATTTTGCTTTTTACCTTTTACAAAAGGACGATACGAAATCGATTGCTGTAAAAATTGTTGAATCAAAGGCGAAAGATGCAGACGGCATTAAATACGGAGCATTAACACCTACACTAGCATTGCTTTTAACAGGAAGTAGTATCGCATTAATCGATGTAAGTAACGTGAATGACGCAAATGAGTACCACAAGAAATTAATAACGTTGACCGACAAATGGGATATTGAAATCATCGACGAAAAAGATAAGTCAGCTTAACAAGTATTTGAAAGATTATGTTCAGTAGAGAGGGCGGAGATTAAATGGGAAAAGAAGAGTTTGAAAAATTAATATCGGATTTAGATGATCGTGATGCTGCAAGAGTGCTTGCTTATCTTAGTGGTTATTATTCTAAAAATGAAGAATTTATGAGTGCTGTATTAAGTGCAATTGAGTCAATTAAAAAAACTAAGATTAACTGAATACTTTGAGGAAAAGGAGCGAAAGAATTATGAGTAATCAAACTTTATGTTGTGATTATTGCGAGAGTACACATTTTGAAATTCATATTCTTGAAAAGCCTAAACGATTCGCTTTGAATGCAAAAGTCCATGACTTAACACAAGTCAATTCGGATGGACGAGAAGTAGACAATATTTGCTTAGAATGTTTGAAAGAGCAAATCGAAAATTACGTTATCTAATTACACAATGTGAGGAAATCATTATTTTGATTGAGAAGTATTAGAATGAAAAATATTGCTGGTGTGGTAAAATAAATGTATATTGGATAATTTTGTGAAGGAGTATTTATAATGCACGCTACAATTGTTCAAAATGCTTATAGACAAAACGAAGTTCAAGACATTGTTAGATACTTGGAGGAATTATGTTCACCTAATGATTCATTTGGATGGGCATCGGCTGGTATTTATTCATTTTGGAATTATGAAACCAGAGAGGTGTTATATATTGGTTTAGCTGTAGATTTAGCTGATAGATTTAAGCAACATAATGGATTAAAAACCATGGATGCAAATGGTTGTAAATTTGAGAAAATTCAAGAATACTTTACTGTTAATGAAAAACTTGGATACAGTGTTTTTCTTCAATCATCAAATAGTCAACCTGTAACTCGAAAAAATATTAGTACATGGTTCAAACACGATTTATCAAAAAATATTAAGGATTTTGCAGATGAACAACCAAAGAGAGACCTTCGTCAAATTGAAGGTATATTGATTGAAGCGTTTAGAATGAAACATGGAAGACTACCATTATGGAATAACATGGGTGGTAGTTTGATAGGACAAAGAAATGCAACAGAAGGGAATTATGATATTGTCTTTGATTTTTCTCATCAAAGAAATTCACCACTTGTTTCTCGTTCAACATTAAAAGAGCTATGTGAAAACGATATGTATGAATTATATGAAAGTGGTTTTTTGCATGGTGTAAGGCAATTAATGTTATATGTTGGAGTAGGTACTGGAATGACTTTTGATGAAGCATTAAAGTATAGTAGAAAATATGACACTCTAAATATTTATGAAGAAATTATGAAAGAAAATTATTTACAAAAAGAATTAATATATTAATAGTTTTGATAAAAAAATATAACCTTTACGGAAATTACCGGAGGCACTAACAAGCAGGGAAAGACCTGTTTTGTTGGTGCCTCTTTTTTTATTTTATTAAAGGGGTGGAGAATATGAGAACGATACAAACTGAGTTGGTACAAAAGGGGTTAAGCAAAGAAGTTAAAGGGCAAGCGTCAAAAGGACGCCAACCTAAAAAGAAAATGAGTCAAAGAGAAATCGAAGAGTTAATGGGAGTTAGACGCAGCACATATAAACGAGTAAATGGAGCATTTAGACAGAAAGGGTGAAATAAATGAACATCGTACAGCCAATACGTGATCCAGAAAAGGTAAATGCAATGCTTAATTACTTAAAAGGTACGAATGAACGAGATTATATGTTGTTTTACATTGGAATATCTGCAGGTCTACGTATTTCTGACATGCTTCAACTACAAAAAGAAGATGTTCAATATACTCATGTAGATATAGTTGAGAAAAAAACTAATAAACGGAAACGATTTAAGTTTCCTCCATATATAAGAAAAGAAGTTCAGAGATATATTCAAGAATTAAAAGAAGGGGAGTATTTATTCAAAAGTCGGCAAGGAGGCAACAGGCCAATTGATAGATCAACAGCTTACCGTATTTTACGTAAAGCAGCAGAGGTTTGTGGAATCCGTGAAATTGGAACGCATACATTACGAAAAACATTTGGGTACCATTTCTATTTAGATTCTAAGGACGTAGCGACATTACAAAATTTATTCAATCATTCAACACCAGAAACAACATTGATATATATAGGCATCAACCAAGATGCTTTAGATAAAGCGATGGATAAATTTAAACCAAGTTGGCTGAAATAGCTAACTAATTTTCTTTTTATCTATACAGTACAACATAAAAAAGTAAAGCGTTCACTCATTTTAAGAAGTGGATTAAAGCATTGATAATAAAGGGTTTGCGCTATAAGGCGAGTGCAACAGTCTATGTTTTGAAGTGCAGTAAGGAGGGGCAGAAGAGAGTATGACCGTAGATGAAGCAAAAGAGCAAATAAAAAAGTTAGAGGATTACATCAAGTTGGTTGAGGGATATGTTCCAGAAACATTTGAGCAATATGCTATTAAGCTTTATGTCTTGTATGAAAATGTGGCAAGAGTAGCCAATTTGTTAAATGATTTAGGTTTTCGCATTGGCAGACGAAAAGTGATTGGAACAGACGTCTCGGACATACTACGTGCCAAACCAACAGATGAATTACATGAACTGGCAGTTAAGTTATTTAAACAAAACAAGAAGATGGTTAAGGGGCGATAATATGCTAATCATGGAGAGCTATGCGGATATATTAAAAGTAATCGAAATTATTAAGGCTGAGATTGAAGGTTTACAATTAGATTTAGATTATTGGTTAGGTAAGCATGATAAGCATTTAGTATTTAGTGAAGGTGCAAGGAAGTATGGGTTAGATGTAGCAACAAAGCGTGTAGACTTTCTCTATGAGCGTATGGAAAAGCTGGAAGGTCGGTTAAATGCATATCAAGAGATTGAAAAGGAGATTCGAGAGAATGTTGATAAGTTGGAGGGATTAGAATATAAAGTAGCCAAACTACGTTTTATTGATGGCATGACATATCAAGAGATTGCAGATGAACTCGGATATTCACATGATCATATTCGTCGAGTAGCTTCTAAAAGTAATAAAAAAGATGCTGCATTTACTTGAATGCCACAACCATGCCACATTATATATTGACAATATGAAGTACATTCATAAATGAAGTAATAGAAAAGAACAACCAAATTGAAATGAAGTGCACGGAAATGCACTAAACACAATTCGTTACAAAATAACGTGGTGTAAGCTCTACCACGAGTCGGAAAAGAGCACTCGACAATTTACCACAATATTTAAGCTTTCATCTTAGGATGGAGGCTTTTTCTTTTGCTTTGAAAACTGCATCAAACAGCCATACAAATAAAAAGGACTGGTTTACGGGTGACCAAGTATATTAGGAATATTAGATACGGAGGAGCGCTGGCATGTACTAGTAACCGATAGGGCGGAGTTTGGTGTGGTTTTGATAGCAAAAAGTTATTACATATATTTCATCTTCTGGTTTATGATTGGATTGGGAGGCGGTAATTATGTCAAAAATCAAAATAGTAAAATACAATTTTTTCAGACCAACAATCAAAACAAATGAAGATGAGGCATTAATAGATCTATCTGGTGTTTTTGAACGTATCCGTAGGCAATATAGAGACGGTGTAGGAATGTATAAAATTATTTATGAATACAATGGAGAACCAGCTAGATTAGCAGATATCAATTTTGAAACAGAGACAGGTTTTTATCATCTGGTATTTGAACGTTTAAATTATCAAATACCAAGTCGAACTACTTTGCACGGAGAATCGCAATTAATTGAATTAGAAGATGATGAATATATTGGTATCGACGTTAATCTACTATACGATCCTACAAATCATATATTAATGATTCAACGAAATCGAGATTCATTATCTACAACGGGAATTGAAAGTTTTATTAGTACTATTTTAAATAGAGATGTTGAAAATTTAGAAGGTATATTTTGTTTAGCCATTGTATCAGATGAAAATATTAGAACTAGAGCTTTAAGACAATCAGCATATAGAAAATTACACTTTAAAGTGATTGGAACTAAAGCTGATGATATTATATCGAGATTAACAAGAAATCAAGATGATTTAGGTATTGAAACAGTTGAAGTTATCTTAAGTTCTAAACCAAATAGAAGTTCAGAAATCGATGGAACTTTTGCAAGACAATTATTACAAGAGTATAGTGAGGATCCTGAAGTTCAAAAATTGAGAGTGAGGGCAAGGAGCTCAGAAGAAAGTTCCATTGAAGCAATTGATTTGTTTGATTATAAAATTGAAGCTATATCTGAATTTGAATTTATAGAAAACCGATATTTGAATCCGATTTCTGTCTTTTATAAAATGCAGGAATTATATTTAGATGAATATCAATCAATTATCAGGAGGGTGTGTGGAATGGTTGAAAACGTCTAATGTTTTATTATTTGTATTTATAGGCGTTTCAGTTATAATCTCATGTATCGTTTATTTTTATTGTCCATTTTATAAATTAACCGGATTTGATAAAGGATTAGAGGGCGTTTTATTATTTTCTAGTATTAGCTTAGGTTTTTATGGTGCATGCCTTAGTGTTATTGCATCAATATTTCATACAAAAATTGTTCAAACTATAATGAAGGAAAAAGATGAAAAAAAAGAATTTTCAATTGTTGTTTTTAGCACATTGATTACTGGTTTTATTACAGTATTTTCAACTATTTCTTACAGAGTTATTCTAGCAAGTAATGTTTTATTAGAACAACTGGATTTAGTAAATGCAATATGGATTTTCTTTGTCGTACTATTTGTTAGCATGAATGTATTGTTTATACTAATATCCTTTTTAATCTTTTTAAATAACAATGAAGGAAAAACGGAAAAAGTAATTGTGCCAACATTAAAAAATTGATAGTAAGTGAAAGGGATATACTTAATAATTCTAAGTGTATCTCTTTTTGTTTGGCATAATTGAGTAATTACAAAACAAATGTTGGAGGTGGTGGTGTATGAGATATGGCTAGAGCAAGAGATCCAAATCGAGATAAAGCATTTGAAATTTATAAAGAACATAACGGTAAAATTACAAACCGTGCAATAGCTGAAATGTTGAATGTTCCTGAAAAGACAATTGGCTCATGGAAGTCTAAAGCTAAGGATAATTGGAATGGAAAACTCAATGGAGTACTCCAATCAGACGAACGGAGTACTCCGATAAAAAAGCAACCGAAAAAAAGTAAAGAAAAAGTCGTTGAATCAGATGAAATTTCCACTTTGGTAACAGAGGACGGATTAACTGATAAACAACGACTTTTTTGTATGTACTATGTTCGTTCACTGAATGCTACAAGTGCATATAAAAAAGTGTATGATTGCAGCTATCAAACAGCGATGGCGAACGGAAGTAGATTGCTAAGTAATGCTAAGGTGAAAGAGACCGTTGCAGAATTAAAAAGGCAAAGGCTTGAGAACTTGGATTTGGATAAATTCGATGTGCTAGAGAAATATAAAGCTATTGCTTTTGCAGATATAACAGACTTCATAGACTTTACTCAAGTTGAGTCAGAATCCACAGAAACAACATTAGAGTTTAACCCAGATGGTTCAAAGAAGTCAGAGAAAACAGAAATAGTACCATACACGTATACTAAATTCTCGATGCATCATTCAGAAGAGATTGACGGGACACTCATTACCGAACTATCAAAAGGAAAAGACGGTATGTTTAAGGTTAAACTCGCTGACAAGATGTCAGCACTGGCATTCTTAGCAAAATATACTGACTTACTTAATGAAAATGAGCGTAAGCAGCTACAGAATGAGCAATTGAAGTGTTCTAACGAAGCTAAACGCATCGAAATAGAACAATACAAAAAAGATAATGTTGTTGGTACAGAAGATAATAAATACTCCTATATGACACCAGAACAGCGTCGAGAAGCGATAGAACGATTGAAAGGAATGACGAAACAATGAATGCTGAACAAGCTGAAATCGAACTACTCGATGCACTCATTGAAGAGCGTAAATACCTTTCTCGACAATCGTTTTGGGAGTATTGCAAGACAAGAGCACCTGATTTCTACATTGATGGACGCACTCACCTAGAAAAGATTTGTGAGACGCTCCAAGCATTGTATGAAGGGCGTTTGCTAAATGAAGATGGTGTCCCATATGAAAATATGATTATGAACATACCTCCACGTCATGGTAAGTCACGTACATTAATTCATTTTTGTGAGTGGGTGCTAGGAGATAGACAGGAAAACCGTATTATCACAGCGTCATATAACGAAGATTTAGCAACTGTTTTCAGTCGTTATACTCGTGACGGAATCAGTGAAGAGAAAGTATATCCTCATGAAATTGTCTATAGCGATATCTTTCCAGGAGTAAAGGTAAAAAAGGGCGATTCATCATACCGTCAGTGGGCATTAGAAGGACAGCATTTCAATTATAAAGGCGCAGGTCTTGGTGGTTCCATTACTGGTAAGGGTGGTAATATCCTTATCGTTGATGACCCTATCAAGAATGCTGCCGAAGCTCAAAACGAAAATGCCTTAGACAAACAGTGGCAATGGTTCACTGATACATTCTTATCACGGCAAGAGCAAACGGATCGTTCCATTAAAATCGTTAATATGACGAGATGGAGTAAAAAAGATATTTGTGGTCGTATCCTTGATGGGAAACGTGCTAGTGAATGGTATGTACTGATGATGCCAGCTATGGATGATGAAGGTAATATGTTATGTCCAGAACTATTGAATAGAAAAAACTTTGATGCCTTGGCCGATTTTATGGACGAGGCTATTTTAAATGCTAACTATTATCAACAACCACTAGATTTAAAAGGCCGATTATACAAAGCATTTAAAACGTATGATGGAGATTTACCAACATTCAAAGTTATTCAGAACTACACTGATACAGCAGATGAAGGTGATGATTACCTATGTAGTATCGTATACGGTGTTACTTTTGATAATGAAGCCTATATTCTTGATGTGTTGTATACGAAAGCACCGATGGAAGAAACAGAGCCAGCTACAGCTAAAATACTATATGACAACAAAGTAAACCATGCTTACATCGAATCAAACGGTGGTGGGCGTGGTTTTGCTCGTTCTGTAGAGAAAATACTGATGGAAAAATACAGTAGTAACTACACTTATATTGAACCATTCCATCAATCCAACAATAAAATTGCTCGTATATTATCGAACTCTACATGGGTGATGAATCATATTTACTTCCCGATCAATTGGAAAGATAAATGGCCCGATTACTATAAAGCGATGACAGAGTATCAGCGTGAAGGTAAAAATGCTCATGATGATGCACCAGATGCTACTACTGGCGTTGCGGAATTTGTGGGTAGTGGAAGTCCTTATGATTTTTAAATAAAGTGAGGTGAATAGAATGGCAGGATATTTCCCATTTCAAGGTGCTAGCACAGAAAATGACAGATTAAAAAGTATCATTGAAGAAGGGGCCATGAAGGGAATCACGCATAAAAAACAGTTAGAAATTGAAATTGAACAATTTAAAACATCTAGAGAACGTGAATGGATGTTTATTGGTGATAAGTACTTTGAAGGTGAACAGGATATTTTAACTCGTAAACGTAAAATTCTTAACGATCAGGGTGAATTAGAGGAAGTTGAGAACTTACCAAATAATAAACGTTTGGATAATCAGTACGCTAAACTAGTTGATCAAAAAGTGAACTACCTTCTAGCAAAGCCATTAACAATTAAAACAGAAAACGAAAAATACCAAAAAGCCTTAAAACTTGTACTCAACAAGCGATTCCACAAAACATTTCGCTATTTAGGTGAGTATGTACTCAATCATGGAATATCGTGGCTTTACCCATATTACAACCAAAATGGTCAGTTCACTTTTATGCTATTACCTGCTTATGAAGTTCTTCCTTACTGGAAGGATAGAGAAAAGACCATATTAGATTATGCAGTCCGAATATTTAGTGTTGAGGTTTGGAAAGGTGACAAAAAAGAAACCATTGAAAAGGTTGAAATCTATACCTTGGATGGAATCGAAAGATATATTTTAGAAAATGGTGAGTTAGTTCCTGATGTTGAAGTTGGAGAGTTTGTAACATATCTTACAGCAAAAACAGAGGATAAGGTGACAGCACTAAATTGGGAACGAGTACCACTAATTCCTTTTCGTTATAACAACCGTGAAATTCCATTGATAAAACGTGTGAAAAGTTTACAAGATGGTATTAACGAAATCCTATCCGACTTCAATAACAATATGCAGGAGGATGCTCGTAGCACTATATTGATTATCCATAACTATGATGGACAAGACCTTGGGCAATTCCGTAAGAACTTAGCACAATACGGGGCTATTAAAGTGCGTACAACTGCTACAGGTAAAGACGGAAAGGTTGAAACTCTTCATATTGAGGTTAATAAAGACAATTATGAATCAATTCTAAGACTATTTAAAAAAGCGATTATTGAAAATGGCCGAGGGTATGACGCAAAAGATGATCGCATGAGCAACAATCCTAATCAGATGAATATAGAATCGATGTATTTAGATATTGATCTTGATGCAAATGGTATTGAGACAGAATTTCAAGCTTCATTCGAGGAATTGCTTTGGTTTATCAATAAGCACTTGGAGCATAAAAAGCTAGGTAATTACGATGATGAAATAGTAGACCTCATTTTTAATCGTGATGTTTTGATAAATGAATCTGAGGTAATCAACAGTATAAATAAATCTATGGATTTACCACTGGAATCACGCCTAGAACAACATCCTTATGTAACAGATGTTCAACAAGAATTAGATCGTCTAGAAAAGGAAAAACAAAAAGAGCAGCAGGCAGCCGATGATTATCGTGCCAATTTCCCTAATCAATTAAAAGGCGGCGTTGGAAATGGCCAAGAGTAGAGATTATTGGCAAAAGCGTTTTACATTGCTTGCTGATGCAGAAATGAGTAAGGGAGAAGCCTACTATAAGGATTTAGAGCGAATTTATCGTGATACCTTGAGGGCAATCGAAAAGGATATTACGTACTGGTATGTTCGCTTTGCTGATAATAACGAAATTACACTTGCTGATGCTAAAAAGTGGATTAAAGGCGCTGATTTAGAAGAGTTTAAATGGGATGTCCATGAATACATTAGACGTGGTGAAGAATATGGAATAAATGCAGCTTGGGCTAAAGAGCTAGAAAACGCCTCTGCTCGTGTTCATATTTCACGTTTAGAAGCTATTAAGCTTCAAACCCAACAACATGTGGAAATGCTTTATGGACAGCAAATCGAGGGCGTTGAGCGTTTAGCGAAGGAAGTTTATCATTCAGCTTATTATCATACAGCTTATGAGGTACAAGTAGGTTATGGAGTTGGTTATAGTCTTCACTCCATTGATAAACGACAGTTGAGTATGATGGTATCTAAACCTTGGACAACTGATGGTGCAACATTTAGTACTCGTATTTGGCGAGCGAAGGACGATTTAGTCAATATATTGCATAAGGAGCTCACGCAAGCTACAATTCGAGGCGAATCATTGAATAATGTCATAGCAAAGATTTCTAAACAATTTGATGTGAGTACGAAGAATGCTGGTCGTCTGGTCATGACGGAATCAGCTTTTTTTGCGTCTGCTGGACAGCAACAAGCCTTTAAGGAACTAGATGTAGAACGTTATGAAATTGTATCGGCTTTAGATCACCGTACAAGTGCTATTTGTAGACAGTTAGATGGTAAAGTACTGCCCATGAGTGACTATGCACCAGGCATTACAGCCCCACCATTTCATGCATGGTGTAGAACAGTCACAGTTCCATATTTCGATGATAATTATGGGGAGCGAGCAGCTAGTAGGGGAAATAATAGTGATCCAGATGACGTTTACTATGTGCCATCAAATATGACTTATAACGAATGGTTCCGTATTTTTGGTGTTAAGCAGCAGTAATTGTTATAACAAAAAGGTGGAAATGGGAAGCGAGGTTATTGATTGGCATGGAACTAAAACCTTACTATACTTTGAAAATTCAATACTTAACGCCAGAAACAATAGCTATTTTTATAGATGGAAAATTAAGTAGCATTATCGGAATCAATAAAGCTGTTCATTAGAATAGCTTTTTATTTTGGTCTTTTTAAAGGCTAGACCATAAAGAGGCGTATACCACCAACAGGCACAGACCTGTATAAAAATGTATGGAGGTTATGGAAATGGAATGGTTAAAAGAATTACTTAAAAATGCAGGTATTGCGGATGATCAGATTGATGATATTGTAGCGAATGCAGCGAAAGAAGCACCGAAACATGTGGTACCAAAAGCGAAGTATAACGAGTTATCTACTGCTAAAAGCTCGCTAGAAACTCAACTATCAGAGCGTGATACACAGCTTACGGATTTACAAAAGCAGGTAAAGGGCAATGAAGAGCTTGAAAATACGATAAAGGAACTTCAAGATGCTAACAAACTGGCTGCTACAAAACATCAAAAAGAATTAGAAGCATCAAAAATTGAAAGTGCTATTGATTTGGCTCTGACAGCTGCAAAGGCTAAAAACCTAACGGCTGCTAAAGCGTTATTAGACCGTGAAGGATTGGCTCTAGACAAAGACGGTAAAACAGTAGTTGGTTTGGCTGACAAAGTAAAAGCCCTTGTCGAAAGTGAAGAAACTAAATTTGTGTTCGAATCTACTGAAACTGTAATTGCTGGTGCTATTCCAGGAGGACAACCTAGTGGCGGTGGAGGTCCAGTTGATACATCAAAAATGACATATTCACAATTAAGTGAGTATATGGCTAAAAATCCAGATGCTCAAATTTAAAAACTAAAGGAATGGTGGAAATTAAATGACTAAATTACAATCAATTATTGCTAGTGCAATGCCTAAAATGTTAATGCCATTGAATATTCAAATGTTTGCAGGGGATAAATTTGATGCTAAATCATTTAATCCTCAAGCGTTCGGTGCTTACGTAAACCGTATTCCGAACCTTAAACGTAATGAATTATTAAAGTCTCGTGCATTACAACCAAATACAGAGATTCGTAACCTATTCAGTTCTCAAACAACAACAGCTTATGGCCGTATCCCACTGTTTGGTAACCTTGATGGGACACCACTTAACTACGATGGTGTTACTGACATCACTGCTACAAGTACTGTTACCTATGAACAAGGTGTTGTAGTAGTAGGTCGGGCTAAAGCATGGGTGGAAAGAGACTTCTCAGAAGATATTACTGGTGGTGTTAAATTCATGGATAACGTAGCGCAACAAGTAGCGCAATACTGGGAGGAAGTTGACCAAGATACACTTTTATCAATTTTAAGTGGTATTTTTGCAATGACAGGCACTAAAAACCTTGAATTCGTTAATAAACATACTTTTGATATCACTGATAAAGAAGGTAATGACGGACAAGGCAACCCATTAAATGCTGTAGGTCCAGCTACCTTAAATACAGCAATGCAACAAGCTTGTGGTCAAAATAAAGGGAAGTTTGCAATCGTAATCATGCATTCTGCCGTTGCCACTAATCTGGAAAACCTAAAGCTATTTAAATACATGCAGTATACTGATGCAGATGGTATTACACGTGATCTTACTATTGGAACATGGAATGGCCGTGTTGTATTAATCGATGATTCTATGCCAATCGAAGAGGTAGATGCAGCAGGAGAAGTACCTGCTTACACAAAATATACAACGTATGCATTAGGTGAAGGTGCATTTAGTTATGAGGATATTGGAGCGAAAGTACCTTACGAAATGGCTCGTGATGCTTCTAAAAATGGCGGACAAGACACATTGTACTCTCGTCAACGTAAAGTATTTGCTCCAACGGGTATTTCTTATGAAAAATCATCTCAAGCTACGTTGTCACCTACTAATGCAGAGCTTGCAAATGGAGCTAACTGGACACTTGTTAACGATGGAAACAGCGTAGGTGCAAACCGTAAGTACATTGATCACAAGGCAATTCCAATCGCTCGTATTATTTCACGTGGATGATAGGCGGTGAAACCTATGTTTGAGGACGTTAAAACACGTTTAAAATCTTTAGGCATTAGTATTTCTAGTGAACCTAATAGTCCAGATGAAGTGATGTTGTCCTTTTGCATCGATAAAGTGACAAGTCACATCAACAATCAAACTAATCTATCTGAAATTCCCCAAGGACTCCATGAAATTGCAGTGGATATGGTCGCTGGGGAATTCTTATATGCCAAAAAAGCAATGGGTGCTTTAACAGTTGATACATTGGATTTTGAACTGATTGCAAAACAAGTTCAAGATGGAGACACCAATGTAATTTTTGCTATCGATGCTAATAATACACCAGAAGCTCAATTCAATAGTTTTTTATCCTATTTGCAACACAATGAGGTAGATTTTACTCGTTATAGGGTGTTTGTATGGTAAGTGCAAGACGTAAGGCATTGGAAAGACTTTGGAGGGGTAATTGCACAGTTAAGGTATGGAAAGAAGTAGAAGACCCAATAACCCATGTTACAACGCATAAAGAAGTAGCACTGTATGATGATGACCTTAAATGTAAGTTGTCTCATGAAAAGTTAACGAGCGCTTCAACAAATGGTGGGCCAGCAAAAATATCTGAACAAATCAAGTTATCCTTAGGTAACGAATTTGAAATACCTGCTGGGTGTAAAATTATCGTGACACAAGATAATGTAACAGAAGAATACACTCGTTCGGGCAAACCTGGTATCTTTATGAATCATCAAGAAATTGTCCTAGAGTTATTTAAGGGGTACGCATAATGAGCGTTAATTACCAACAGTTAAAAAGATTTGAACGAAAGTTAGCTAAGTTAGCAACTGCGGATTATCAAAAGTTTTGCGAAGCATGCGCTAAAGAACTAGCAGCTAGATTATTAGCTAAAGTTATTAAACGTACACCAGTTGACGATGGAGTATTAAGACGTGGATGGACTTCTAAAAGTGAACAAGAAGCTATAGCTGGTGGTAAAAAAAGTACTGTAAGTTTTGCAGAAGAATTAAGTATTAAAGCTGTTGGAAATATGTATGAGATTGAGATTATTAATCCAGTTTCATACTCATCTTACGTTGAATTCGGACACCGTTTGCAAGGTAATATTGGGTGGGTTAATGGCCGATTCATGATGACGATTTCGGCAGACGAGCTTGAACAACAGGCACCTAACATCTTAGAAAAGAAATTGTTTACCATGTTAAAGGAGGTTTTCGATGGAAATTAATGATATTCAGAATGCAATATCAGTTAAGCTCCATGAAGCTTTCGGAGCAGCTTACAAAAAATATATAGATGAAATACCGCAGGGGTTTGTGACTCCTGCTTTTTTTATTCAGTTTTTAAACCTAGAGCAGATCAGACAAATAGGTAAACGGTGGAAGGTGACAACATTATTCGATGTTCAGTATTTCCCTAAAAACAGCTTATCAGAGGCATCTAATATGACTCTGAAAATACAACAAGCAATCAAAGAAATAACGCTGTTAAATAGCTCTCTAATGCTTGGCACAGGAGCAAACAGTGAAGTTGTTGACGGTATTGGACATAACTTTATTCATTTTAATTTCTTTCTACAGGAAGTTGAAGAAAAGATTTTCATGGGCTCATTAGAGCAATACATCAATAAACAAAGGGTGATTCCAAATGGCGACAAATAAGATACAGGAAAAAATTGAACCTGTAAAAAGTGAAGATGTAAAAGAGGCTATAGCAGCAACATTGCAAACCTTCACAAAAGAACAACTAGTCAAAAGTAAAAAATACGTTCATCGGCGTGATGCTTTGAATGCGTTGTTGCAGGACAACAAATTGTACTCATTCGCCGAGGTGGATGGCATATTAAAACAGTTTGAAGAAGGAGGGAAAGATTAATGGCATTAGGTGGAGGCTTTTGGTTAACGCAAAATAAAGTGTTGCCAGGTACTTATCACAATTTTATTAGTAAAGCACGTGCGTTCTTAAATTTATCTGACCGAGGTTATGCTGCATTACCAATTGCTCTTGATTGGGGAGTAGACGATGCAGTAATGACAGTGACTAAAGAGGACATGCAGAAAGACTCTTTAAAAATCTTCGGCTACGATTACACTCATCCAAAGCTAAAAGGTATTAGGGATTTATTTAAAGGAGCCCTTACAGTATTTTTCTGCAAACTAAACCTTGGAGGAGCAAAGGCAACTAATGAATTTGCTACTGCTAAATTCAAAGGTATGCGAGGAAATGACATTAGTATTGTTATTCAAGCCAATGTAGATGAACCATCAAAATGGGACGTTAAAACACTGATTGCTGGCACTTTAATTGATGAGCAAAATGCTGTTTCAACAGCTGCTGATTTAAAAAATAATGATTTCGTTGATTTTAAAAAGGACGCTACCCTAGCAGCAACAGCAGGGACAAAACTAACAGGCGGAAATAACGGAGCAACAGCATTAACAGCAGGGACACCTCACCAAATGGCCTTAGATGAGTTAGAGGCATATGGTTTTAACACATTAGGCTGTTTATCAGAGGATTCCATTATCAAATCGTTATACATGGAGTATACAAAACGCATCCGTGATGAGGTTGGCGGTAAGTTCCAGTTAATCGGCCATAAACTAGGCAACGCAGACCATGAAGGTATTATTGATGTGCAAAACGATGCTATTGGAGAAGATGAGGAAGTTTTTGGTGCTGTTTATTGGGTTACGGGTGTGCAAGCTGGAGTGGCTGTTAATCAATCCAACACTAACCGCACGTATGATGGTGAGCATGTACTTGATATGTCTGAAACAAAAACACAACCACAATTAACTCTATTGCTAAACGGGGGTAAGTACGTTTTCCATCGTGTGGGTGATAACTTTAATGTATTAGAAGATGTAAATACATTTACATCATTCAGAACAGATAAGAATGAGGACTTCTCATTCAACCAAACGATTCGAGTTCTAGATCAACTTGCAATCGATACAGCTCATTTATTCAATACTCGCTATCTTGGTAAAGTGCCAAATGATGCAGATGGACGTATTTCATTGTGGAATGATATTGGTAAACATCGCGGAGAAATGCAGCGTATTCGAGCTATCCAAAATTACGATAAAGAAAAGCTGTTAGTTGGACAAGGTGAATCGAAACGAGCTGTAGTTGTACAAGAGGAAGTAATAAATACACTAACGATGTCACAACTTTACGTGACGACGATGGTAGCGTAAGGAGGAGAAGCAATTGGATAAAAACAAAGTATTAATTCCTTTAAATCTACAGTATTTTGCTGATGCTACCATGCATGCTCGTGATGCCATTCATGGTGCGCAAGGTGTAGCTTGGGTAACGATAGATGGGAATCGTTTAAAATTTGCACAGCTAATCAATCTAGAGGCTCGATCCGAAAAAACAAAAACGAAAATACCTATCATGGGTCAAGTAGGGAAGGGGAATAAGGCGACAGGTCTGGAATATAGCGGTAGTGCTACATTCCACTTTAATACGTCTATTTTTCGAAAAATGTTGTTGCACTATCAAGAAACTGGTGAGGATATTTATTTTGATATCCAAGTTACTAATGAAGACGGTTCGTCTCAAGTTGGACGACAAACAACAATTTTAGTTGATTGTAATATTGATGGCGGTATAGTTGCGTTATTAGATGCAGATGCAGAGTATTTAGAGGATTCATTTGATTTCACATTTGAACGTTTCGAAATGCCAGAAGAATTTACAACTTTACCAGAAATGCAATAAAAAAGAGTTCACAATATGTGAGCTCTTTTAATTTTAATTAAAAAGGATAAGGTGATTATAAATGACAAACTTAACTGCATTCTTTGCACACAATAAAAAGCAAAATGGAAATATTAAGAGAGCTGTTTCTAAAAGTTTTGTGGATGAACAAGGCAAACCTATTGAATGGGAGTTTGCGCCAGTTTCTCCAGAGCGTGATGCTGAATTAAAGTCTGAATGTACAAAGCGTTCAATGATTACTCAGGGTAAACGTAAAGGACAATTTAACACGGATTTTGACCATTTTAAATACCAACGTTTATTAACGGTTGAATCTATTGTATTTCCAAATCTAAACGACAAAGAGTTACAAGATTCTTATAAAGCAATGGGTGCCGATGCACTACTTGGTAAGATGCTGACAATTGGTGAAATTGCAGATGCATCAGCTGCGGCACAAGAAGCTAATGGTTATGAAGCTGATTTGGAGGATTTGGTTGAAGAAGTAAAAAACTAATTGAGGATGGTGATGGTGACGCTAATATCATGCATTGGTGGGTCCATAAAATGCGTCGCTTACCATCTGAATATATGTCTCTATCGCTAGCAGATAAGGCCTGTATTATTGCTTCGCTACAGATCAAGATTGAAGAAGATAAAAAGCAGGAACGAGAGGCGAAGCGTGGAGCAAAAGGTAAACGAAAGAAATAAAACTAGCGATTTGTGAAGAGAAGTATGCAAATAGTAATAGAATTACCTCTATTATCCAAGTATATTTATGGGTAAGGAGGTAGAGTGATGTTAGAGAAAATCTTATCAAGATCAATATCAATATTTTTATATGTAGGTGCATTAATGTTTTTACTTGCCTTCATAAGTTCATTTACTAAAGATACATTTTCAATATTTACTTCTGTTATTTTCATTTTCATTGCAATTTTGTTAACTTACTTTGGACAAAAACTTTGGAAGATAACAAAAAAGCAAGTAGCCTGTGCAAGTACGAGGATTATTAATCAAACAGAGCGTACAAAAGAATCTAAAAGTCAGTCTTATAAAGGTGTAATAACAGATGAGTATTATGATATTGTAACAAGGCATATCGTTGATAGTAAATATTGCAATATCTCTAACGATGAAGAGGTATTTATAAAAGCTCTACTTTTAAAATTACATCAGAATAATCTGAAGTCAGTGAGTTTACAAAGGATGAGTACTAAAGATATTTCGGTAAATTATAGTGGCTACCCAATAGGGAAAGTGAAACTACAGGGTAAGAAAACATGGATGCAAATTCTAACGGGGTTACATGATCATAATAAACTTGAAAATGCTTCTCTTGAAGAATATATAGACTCGATTGATTTATGGATTACTTATATTAAAAAATTAAAATTGAATAATTGAAATTGAAAATATGAAAATAGTCATAGAATTACCTCGATTATCCATGTATATTTGTGTATAAGGAGGGTATCTATGAAAAAACTTTTTAAATTTGGTTGTGGTGGTATTATTGGATTATTCATCTTGTTAGTAATTATTGGGTCATTGCTAGACGATGATAATCAGAGTACGAAGGAGAAAGAAAAGGAACCATCAACAACAATTAACTCCGATTCAAATAAAGATGTACAAGATGAAGAGCAAAATGTAAATATTGGTGAAGAATTAAAAGTTGGAAAAGTAGCATTTAAAGTTAATTCTATCGCAGAAGTTAATGAGATAAGCGCTGCAAATGGTTACATGAAATACACTCCAGATGCAGATGGTGCAGTCTTTTTAAACGTAAATGTTACTGTTAAAAATGATGGTTCAGAGATGATTCAAACCGATTCTAGTTTTTTTAAATTAAAAGCTTCAAATGGAGTATCATATACACCGTCAACTATTATAGTCGCTGATGATAAATATTTTGTTTTTGAGGGTATAAATCCAGGGCTCGCATTAACAGGAAATATCGTATTTGAAGTTCCAGCAGGTTTAACAGATCTAGATTTACAAGTTCAAACTGGTTATTGGGGAACAGAAACAGGACTAATAAATTTAAATTAATTTGTGGAGTCACTCATTTTGAGTGGCTTTTTATTATGCCAAAAAAGAGGTGAATTCATGGCAACAATTCGTACCGCAATACAAATTGAAGATCGTTTGAGTCAACCCATCAGGGCTATGCATAATGCCATTTCAATGATGGTAAATCAAATGGAGCATATGAATGTGGCTTCTGGAAATATGTTTGATACTTCTACAATTGCGTTGATGCGTCGAGAGTTAGGTAACGCAGCGAACTCCATGAATCAAATAGAAGAAGAAATTCATGCTGCTAATAACGCGCAAATAGGGTTAAATAACCGTATTCGTGATGGTACAGATGCGATGAATGGTTTACTTGGTAAAGTGATGGGGTTAATTGGTGCTTACTTATCTTTGCAAGGTTTGAGTAAAGTAATTGAGATTTCTGATGAGTTAACCAATACCAAAGCACGTGTACAACTACTAGTTGAAGATATGCCTGTAATCCCTGATCAGTTAGCTAAAGTTGATTTTGGACTAGGTGATATGAGTGACATTGACCTTGCGCAACAGATGATTCATGACGCTGCTCAACGCTCTTATTCATCATTTAAAGATACTGCTGACATGGTTTCGAGAATTGGTACTAATGCTCGTGATTCATTCAGCAACTTGGGTGAGGTAGTAGCATTTACTGAGCTTGTACAAAAACAATTCGGTATTGCAGGGGCAAGTGCTGTTGAAGCGAGTAATGCAACTATTCAGTTATCACAAGCTTTAGCCAGCGGTGTGCTACGTGGTGACGAGCTCAACTCAATTTTTGAACAAGCACCAAACTTAATATCTACTATCGCAGACTACATGGGTGAACCTTTGGGGGCGATACGTGATTTAGCGGCTGATGGAATGATAACAGCTGACATCGTAAAAAATGCAATGTTTGCGGCTACGGATGAAATCAATAAAAAATTTGATAGCATGCCAGTAACATGGTCACAAATGTGGACTTATTTTCAAAACGAAGCTTTACGTGCGTTTGGTCCAGTCTTAAAACAAATAAATGACATTGCTAATAGTGATCGTTTCAAAAAATTTGTTACTGGCGCAACACAATCTTTATATTCCGTTGCAAGTGTTGCGGGGCAAGTTTTACAGACGATTTCAAATGTAGGAGCTTTTATTTATGATAACTGGCATCGAGCTGAGGCAGCCATTGTAGCAGGTACGATTGCATTGGGAGCTTATGCAATAGCAATTGCATGGACAAACAGAGAGATTGCTATTAACTTATTCATGACCGCAACTGCAGCAATACGTAATTTGTGGTATGTTACAACAACTGTTTTAGCGACTTGGGCAACCTACGGATTTACAGCAGCTATGGCAGCTTTAAGCATTGCAATAGCTGCTAATCCAATCGGATGGCTGATTGGAGCTATAGTAGTTTTAATAATAACGTTCTATTTAGCTATCGCAGTAATAAACCATTTTACAGGATCTTCTATCAGCGCCACAGGAATAATTGCTGGAGCGTTTATGGTGTTAGGGGCTGTAATTTATAATGTCATAGCTTATATCTGGAACATGTGGGCTTCTTACGTTGAATTCTTTGTAAATGCCAAACAACATGGAGTTTATGCAGTAAAGCGATTGTTAGGTAATTTAGCGAATAATGCGATTGACATGGCAACAAGTATGATTGGCAGTTTTGACAGTGCAGCTACGAATCTTGCGAATATGTTCATCAGTGGAGCTAATATGGCTATTAAGGCGATTAATTGGGTGATAGTTGCCCTTAACAAAATACCTGGTATCGACATTGGTAAAATAGGTCAGGTCGAGGCACGTACGTCAGTAGTTGCTGATTACTCTAAACTGAAGAAAAATATAAATGCATGGGTTGGCGATACACCCGAAGGTTATTGGGAAGCACCCAAAATGGAAATGAAGAATTTAGACGATGCTTGGGACACGGGTAAAAATTGGGGTGCTAATCTATTTAATTTCAACAAAGATAAAACAGGCCCTAATACCGAAGCCCTTATGAAGTCTATTAACGATTCCCTTGGTTTAGGGGACAAACTTGATAAAGGCAATGAGGCAGGTAAGAAAACAGCTGACAATACGAAGAAGGCAGCTGATGGTATTAAAATGATGAATGAGGATTTAAAATACCTTCGTGACATTGCTGAACGTGAAGCAATCAATCGATATACAACAGCCGAAATCAAAGTCGATATGAAAAACGAAAACCACATTAACAGCGATCTGGACATTGATGGAGTTTTCGATAAATTTGGTGAACGTGTAGAGGAAGTTGCTGAAATGCTAGCAGAAGGAGGGCCAACAGAAGATGTATAACTTTTTTGTAGATGGTGTACAGTTTCCTGTTGCGCCTGCTGAATTGTCTACGAAGATTAATGGTAGAAACGAAACCATCGTATTGATGAACGAAGGCGAAGTCAACATAATAAAGAAAACTGGACTAACGGATATTGAGTTTGAGGTATTACTCCCAAACGTCAAATATCCGTTTTCTGTTTATCCGAACGGTTTTCAGCCAGCTACCTTTTATCTTGAAAAATTAGAAAAATTGAAGGTTGATGACAAACCATTTCAGTTTATTGTCAATCGTATGATGCCGAATGGCAATCTGCTTTTTGACACTAATATGACTGTATCAATAGAAGAGTATGAAATAATAGAATCTGCTGAAAACGGTTTTGACGTCAATGTACGAATCAAATTAAAACAGTACAAAGCTTATGGAAATAAAAAGATCAATTTGAAAGCTACTACAAAAGCCAGTAATAAAACGAATACTACAAAGACTGCAACTAAAGCTGTAGTAGAGCAAAAACGGCCAACAACAGGTAAGACGACACCAAAAACTCATACCGTAAAAGATGGAGAAACACTATGGGCCATTGCCAAGAAGTATTTAGGTGATGGCTCGAAGTATACCGAGCTAGCAAAAATCAATAACATCAGTAATCCAAGCGTCATTAAAGCAGGGCAGGTGATCAAACTTGGCTAAATCAAAACTATATATCATGAGTAGAGGGCAACTATACGAATGTGCTGTAGAGGAAGGGATTGAGTGGGAAACACATCGAAAAGGCACACCAGGTAAGTTGACATTCAAAGTAGTTAAGGATGAAGTACTTAACTTCCATGAAGGTGACGCAGTACGCTTTGAATATGACGGCCATAAGATATTTTACGGTTTTGTCTTTACCAAGAAGCGTACAAATAACAGAGTTATCACAGTTACTTGTTACGATCAGCTGCGCTACTTTAAAAATAAAGACACTTATGTATATTCCAAAAAAACGGCTGCTCAAGTACTTCAAATGATAGCCAAAGACTTTAGATTAAAGACAGGCACTGTAGATAATACAAAGCATGTTATTCCTTCAATGATTGAGGATAATCAAGAACTGTTCACGATCATGGCTAATGCTTTAGCTGAAACGACTCTACACACTAAAAGTTTATATGTTCTTTATGATGACTTTGGAGCTTTGAATTTACGTGAAGCCAGAACACTTAAAACGGACTTACTGATTGATGAGAGCACAGGGGAGTCATTTGAGTACACGACATCCATAGACGAAAATACGTACAATAAAATTAAGCTGATACGTGAAGATAAGAAGAAAGGTAAACGTGAAATTTACATCGCTCAAGATAGTAGCAAAATCAACGAATGGGGCGTATTGCAACTTACTGAAAAGCTAGGTGAAAAGGATAACGCTAAAGCAAAGGCAGATGGTATGTTACAGCTTTATAATCGCAAATCACGTAAGCTCCACATTAATAAAGTGTTTGGCAATCCAATTGTACGTGGTGGCAGTCAGGTAGCTGTCCAATTGTATGTTGGTGATTTGACTGTAGCAAATTTCATGATGGTTGAATCAGTAAAGCATGTTTTCAAAGAGAGTGATCACAGAATGGATTTGAAGTTAATAGGCGGTGATTTCATTGCGTAGCATGGAGGACATTCTAAAGGAGATTCAGAAACTAGTCCTTGGAGTCATCAATGCTCAAAAGCTCTCTACGGTTGTTTATGGCACCGTGTTAAGCGTAAGTCCATTGGAGATTCAAGTTGACCAAAAACTTACTTTAAAAGAGGAACAACTAAAGCTTACTCGTACTGTGATGGATTATGAAGTCGACATGACAGTGGACCATAAAACTGAGAATCGTTCAGGAGGTGCTGGTGAATCTGCTTTTGCATCTCATAATCACGATTACAAAGGGCGAAAGAAATTCTTAATTCATAATGGACTAATTGAAGGTGATAAGGTGACTATGATTCGTGCTCATGGTGGTCAACAATTTTTAATCATAGACAAAGAGGTGGTTGGATGATTCCACAAAATAACTTTGAAGAAGAAATAACAGCTGATTTTGAAGAGGTCACTCAACCATCTCGTACTTACAAATTAGACTTGGAACGAAAGCGCATCGTTGGGTATGCAGATGGACGAGAAGCCATTGAGCAGGCTATATATAAAGCATTAAGTACAGAGCGATATGAACATTTAATTTACACATGGAACTATGGAGCCGAAATAGCAAAATTGTTTGGTCAACCTATTCCTTATGTATACAGTGAATTAAAAAGACTTATAACCGAAGCGTTAACACACGATGATCGTATCGAAAGTGTTGATGCTTTTTCTTTTAGTCATGTAAAAAATAAAGTGCATGTGCAATTTATAGCTCATACAATAGCAGGTGAAATTGAAATTACAAAAGAGGTGGTGGTTTCTTAATGTTTGAGCATCAAAGCTTTGAAGTGATTGTTGAACGTATGTTAGAGCGAATCAGTAATGATGTAGACAAACGCGAAGGTGCCATTATCTATGATACAGGAGCAATGACAGCGAAAGAACTTCAAGAGATGTATATTGCGTTAGACAGTATTATCTTAGAGACATTTCCTGAAACAGCATCGCGTCCAAATTTAATAAGACGAGCAGAAGAATACGGTGTCTACCCTTATGAAGCAACCAAAGCCATATTAAAAGGTGTTTTCAGCAAAGATATTCCTATTGGTTCTCGATTTTCTCTTGGAGAGTTAGATTATGTAGCCATCCAACGAATTGCTCCAGGTGTTTATGAAATGCAGTGTGAAACTACAGGTGTTATTGGTAATACACAGTTCGGTTCCTTAATTCCAATTGAATACATTGATGGTCTTGAGACAGCAGAAATAACAGAGCTACTCATTCCTGGTGAGGATGAAGAACCTACGGAGGATTTCCGTAGACGTTTTTTTCTCACTCGTAAGCAAATACCGTATGGTGGCAATCGAGATGATTATATTCAAAAAGTTATGAGCATTCATGGTGTTGGAGGCGTTAAGCCATATCGTACTCCAACAGGTGGAGGAACAGTTGGGATAACCATTATTGATTCTGATTTTAACCCTCCAACAGCATCATTAATTGATGAGGTACAAACTATATTAGACCCTGTTGTGAATAGTGGTGAAGGGTTAGGCGTTGCTCCGTACGGCCATCGGGTAACAGTGAGTGGCATTGAAACTGTCACTATTAATATTTACTTAAAATTAGTCATTTCAAATGTTACGTTAGGGCAGCTACAGAGTGAAGTGGAAGAGACGATTAATGATTATTTCTTTTCACTCAGAAAAGACTGGCAAAACACCAACTTCATAATTATTAGGCAACTGCAAATTGAATCAAGGTTACTAGATATCGTTGGAATCAGCGATGTACTAGAATCAACGATTAATGGACAAGACAGCAATTTTAATCTAGCTCACAATCAAGTGCCAGTCTTAGGGACGGTGATTTTAGATGCTTGATAATCGAGTCGCACGAAATTTACCAGATATTTATGATGGCATAAAAGAAACAGATGAACTTACAAAGACGGTAGCCGTTGAATTAGATGAATTGGATAACGCTCGAAAACGAGTAGATGTTGAACAATTTATCATGACAGCTAGTGAAAAATTCATACGATTGCGTGAAAGAGGATATGACATACGTGCTGATCCAACAGCAGAATCATTGGATTTTCGAAGACGTAGAATCATAGCTCGTCAGTCCACAAGGCTGCCTATTACTCAGCGAAAAGTACATGAAATATTAACTGAACTAGTTGGCCATTCAAACTTTGAAGAATATTTGGATATAGAAAACTGCACAGCCACGTTTACATTCGAAGCTACTGATACCATGTTGAATCGTGAAATTGATCTTACACTAGAACGAATTATTCCACTAAATATGGGTTTAAAAGTAGCAAGGCGTTTATTGACAAAATTATATCTACCAAGCTACTTAGCTACAGGATCAGAGATTACGCTGCATCCAATGAATATCGGCACAATTGAAACACAAACACGGAGTAATAATTTAGTTGGTGTTAAAACAGCATCAACGATCACTATAACACCACTATAGGAAAGGAGCGATATTGTGGCTCAATATGGAACAATAATTACAAACATCGGACTTGCTCAAATCGCCAATGCCCAAATCACACAGACGAAGGTTGGACTAGAGTACATTGCGCTTGGCGATGGAAATGGTGCTCATTATGTACCAAAACAAAACCAAACAGCTTTAGTACACGAAGTTTGGAGAGGTCCAATTGCTGAACTTTCAAGCGATCCAACTAACAGCAATCGTATTATTATTGATGCTGTGATCCCCGTAACAGCAGGAGGATTTACGATTCGTGAGATTGGTATTTTTGACGATAAAAACAACTTAATAGCCGTTGGACAATATCCAGAGAAATATAAACCTCAGTTAAGCGAAGGCGTGTCAGAGGAGACATTAATTCATTTTGTTATTGAAACCAATAATGCTGATGTCGTAAAACTAACGATTGATCCTACAGTTATTATTGCTTCACGTAATTATGTTGATGGAAAAGTGGCTCAGGTGCAAACTGCACTTACTGAACATTCGGGACAAATTGCAACTACTGAAAAGTTAGGGCATATCAAGCCTGATGGTACAACTATTAAAGTAGACCCAATCACAGGTGTAGCATCTGCTTCAGAAGCAGGATATCAATTAACTGAAAGTAATGGGTACGCTAAAGATATTACTGGAATAGACTTGAATACAGTAATCGAGAGTGGCTTTTATAAATCTGTTGACGGTGTTACAGCTAACAATTTCCCGAAAGATTTTATCGGTGGATATAACTTAAGCATCGAAAATATTCAGACAGCTAATAATTGGACATATCAAACATTAGTTTCATCTACTTTTGCAGGAACTACTATTTGGAAAAGAGCTAGAGTATCAGGGAATTGGAATACTTGGAAGGAAATATTCCCCAACAAAGGGGATAGTGGAAATGTAAATTTAACTCCAGGTACTGGTTGGAAAGTGGATTTACTCACCTCATCATTAAGTTTCCGAGAGGTAAATGGTATTGTTTTTGTTAAAGCTTATAATATTGTACCTCAAACAGGATATGTAAACGTAATTACTACACTACCATTAGGATACAGACCTCTTAACAGAACAATTGTTTTTTCATACGACGCTGGCGGCGTGCCTTATCAAGCAAAGATACTAAATACAGGTCAAATTACATTATACTCTGCTCAAAATACAACTCTAGTAAACAAGGCTGTAGACTTTGAGTTTTCTTTCAGTATTTTTGAATAATTAAAAGGTTGGTGAATTATTAATGGAGGAATCGAGTAATGATAAGTTAATAGGCTATGCTATTGATGATAATGGCTTCATTATAGACACAGTATTAGTTGGAGGGAATTTCGATTACATTTATTCGAATGTAATAACAGTTCCATATAATAGCGAATATCATCGCAATCGTTGGGATGGCGAAAAATGGATTGAAGGCGAAACTGAGGAAGAAAAAACTGAACGTGAATCGCAACAATTACTAGAGTCATTAAAACCTTCTCCTGACGAAATTGCTGATGCTGAATTAGAAATTAAAATGTTAACCATGCTTACAGATTTGGGGGTTATACAATGACAGATGTACATCTTGAAGGATTGACATTAGTGCAAAAACGTTTGGTAAAAGCTTATGCTACAAGTGTCATGGGTGAAGTAAGAGCTGTTGAAGATGTGAAGCCAGTAGAGTTACAACCCTATGTAAAATTAGAAATAGCAGAGCGAGAAATAACTGCTCTGACTTGATAATCGTTCCATATTGTTCAGTAAGCACTCTCAATTCGAGGGTGCTTTTATTATGCACTATTATTATTTATTCAAAAAAGGAAAAGGTTAGGTGATTGAATGGATATTGTATCCACAGTAACAACAGCAAGTCATATAGCAAACTCACAAGTTGTATGGTCAATCTTGTGTATTTGCTTAGTCGTATATGTATTTTGGAATTCCAACAAACGCGAAGAACGACTAATGAAAAATTTAGAGACGTTGACAGAAGCACAAGGTGAACAAGCAAATGCAATGCGTGAAATCAGCAAAAGCTTAACATCACTTGAAGGACGTATGGACCGTATGGAAAAACACATCTTTTAGGAGGAAATATAAATGAAAATTAACTGGAAAGTACGTTTAAAACACAAGCCGTTTTTGGTTGGAGCATTTGCATTGTTGCTACTAATTATCCAACAAATCGGGGCGTTATTCGGCATTGATGCAACAATTTACAACGAGCGAGTTACAGAGTTATTTAACACTGTGCTCGCTTTTTTAGTGCTGATTGGTGTGGTTGTTGATCCAACTACTCCAGGTACTAATGATAGTGACAGAGCAATGAGTTATGAACGAAAGGGTGATAATAATGACTAAAAAATTTGTAGGGTCAAGTGGACATGGGCTAAAAATCCGGGGTGCCAAACATTTTATCGATGAAGTTGATGAAGCCCGGAAAGTAACTAATGAGGTACATCGAATTCTAACTAGTGAATACAACGGTGCTGGCACAGTGTTCCATGACAATAGTTCAACAACTCAAAATCAAAATTTACAAACGATCGTTACCTATCATAATGGACAACAACGTGATTTGGATTGGAGCATTCACTTTAACGCAGCAAGTGCTATCGATGGACCCAGAGGTGTAGAGGTCCTTTATTATGATGTAAAAGATTTATCAGCTAGGATGAGTGCTGCTATTGCTAAAGCATCTGGTTTGAAAGACCGCGGAGCAAAACAACGGAAAGAATTATACTTCCTTAAAAATACGAGTAAACCAGCTATCTTAATAGAAGTGTGCTTTGTAGATAGCAAAGCAGATGTTGAGTTGTATTATAGTAACTTTAATGCTGTTTGTGCGGCTATCGCAGAGGTTTTAGCTGCACATTTAGGATATACAAAAGCACAAACAGAACAGGCGTATGATTATGCAGAAGCGAAAGTTATGCTTAATGATACTAAAGCTATATCTGCGAGGATTCTAGAAGGTAGGACGTATGTACAAGTGCGAGAAATTGCTGATCTGTTAGGTCTTAAGCTCGTTTATAACAACGAGAGCAAAATAACAAAATTGTATAAGTAGATGAAATGCCTAGGTACTCAATTTATTTTGAGCCTGGGCATTTTTTCATTTATAAATAATAGAGTTATGTTTCTGAAGGTTTAAAGATTATTATTTCACAGCTATAATACACGTGAAAATGTACTTTAAAAAATAAATGACCAAGAAATAGTTTTTCTTGGTCATTTTTATAAATTGTTTTTATTACTTCTTTATGATCTAACGACCAAACCTACTCTTCCTTCAGTAGAGGAATTGGATTTAATACCAGTAATTTTATTAATTTCCTCAACTGAGGAACCTTTGGATGCAAAATGTTTATTAATTAAAGAATACATTTCTCTAAGTTGTTCTGGATTCACTTTAGAAAGTTGTCTATTTAAAGCGCTTTGTACTGTCATATAAAACTCCCCCTTCTATGTAACTATTTGAACTTGTATAAACTAATCCATGGGCGTTCAATAGTGAAATAAACTTTTCTCGAACAACTTGTTCAATGGATGTTCCTTTTTTATAAAGGATATCTTTTGGGTTTATAACTATTAGATAGAGTTTTGTTTCTCCTTTGCTTGTATTAGCTTTGAAAAAAGAATAAATTCTACCTTCTTTATGTGGATTATTGCCTGTATAAGAAAAACTAAACTTATCATCTACATTAAGTATATCAGAAATTACAATTGAACAAAATAGTCCAGTTTTATCATTATTGTTTAACCGGTTTAATTCCAAATCATTTTCATTTTGTTTAGAATCGTCATTTTCTACCACCTCAGTTGTAGCAGCAACTTCATTATATGAAGTTTGTTCTTTTACCTTTGAAGGTGAAGAAAGGAGAATATTGTTGATTTCGTTTGCGAACTCATCTAATTTAGTGTATAAAATGTTGACAAACCCAATTGAGGCAGGAGAGTAATCAGACTTTACTACTTCAGACTCCAATTTTTCCAAAGAAGTTAGTACCTGGGTTATGTCCTCTAGTGTTTCGATTCGTTCTAATCGCTTAATAGCATTTATTAAAATCTCTTTTGAATCTCTGTTAAATTCATAGTACTCTTGAAGAACTGCATTTAGATAAGTCCCTTCGCTTACACAACCAAATTCGTATTCAATTTTAATACACTCTGTATTTACTTTTGATAATAAGTGGTAATTATAAACTTGTACACCAACAATCCCAGAAGTATACCGAGTGAAATCTTCGAAAACTTTTTTGTGTTTTTTATTTATTTCAAAACTTTTTAGTTCATCATATGAGTACATTAAATCTTTAGTATCGCTATTTAATTTTGTAATTAAATCATTTGTTTTTTTAGCTAAGCGATCATATGAAATTGTAGAAATGAGACAAAGTGTGAAAATTATTGCTACAAAAAGTTTTAAATCTATAGTGCTACCATCTCCTACTATAAAAGAAACAATTGTTCCTAAAAAAGCTATTGCAGAAATTAAATATCCTATAGTAACGGGCACATAATATCTTTTTTTGATTAAATATGGTGAATTTAAACGTGAAAAATATAAAATATCAAGAATGTACTGGATTAGTAAATTAAATCCACCGTTGTTCAACTTAGCAAGTTTAAATGTAAGGATTGCTGTAACAATTATTGAAGATAACACTAAAAATATAGTCATACTGTCCCCCGATAATAGTAATTTGTCCCAACTATTATACGATATTTACCAATATACAACCAGTGTTTTAATTTTTTGAAAAAATTTAAGTTAATACTAAAAGGAAGGATTTAGCGTTATTTTAATCTTTTATTTTATGTTTCTTGCTGATTAAATATTAGAATTAATTACTTGTCAAAATACAAACATCTGTTCTATTATGTATACAAACAAGTGTTCTTGTATAGATTATAAATGAGGAACATTTCATGTATTAGGAGGAAACATTGATGAGAGAACAACTGGTTAAAGCTATGCAGTGTAATCAATTAGTAAACATGATGTATGTATCTAAAAATGGGTCTGTAACAAAAAGGCGAGTAAAAATCATTAAAATCGTTGGTGATTCATTTCAAGCATTCTGTTTCATGAGACAAACAAAGCGTACATTTTTAATCAGAAATATACTCGCTGTTACTCCTGTTATTCGAAAAGAGTCTGATGTTGTATGA